ATCACTTTTGATAAAGAGATGTCCGGCACACAGGCGATCCTCGGGCTGGATAAAACCGACAAAAAGCTGGCGGCTATCCGGCAGCAGGCGCGCGACATCGGCGGAAGTACGGCATTTTCTCCGATGGACGTTGCGCGCACGCAGGGCGTACTTGCCCGCTCCGGTTATAGCGCCGACTCCATTCTCAGCTCAACCGAATCCACGGTGAACCTGTCGCTGGCTTCGGGGATTGATATCGCCGACGCCGCCGACATCGTCACTAACATGCAGTCGGCGTTCAACATCCCAATGGATCAGATTAAGCGCGTCTCTGACGTGATGACCAAAGGGTTTACCAGCTCGAACACCAACCTGATTGAGCTGGGCGAGGCGATGAAATACGTGGCACCTATCGCCCAGGCGGCGGGTGCCAGTATCGAAGACACTACCGCGATGCTCGGCGTGCTGGCGGATAACGGCATCAAAGGCAGTATGGCGGGCACCGGTGCCAGCGCGATGTTTAGCCGGTTGCAGGCACCGACGGGGCAGTCACCGGCGGCGCTGAAGGAGCTGGGGATCAGCACGCGGGATAAGAAAGGCAACATGCTGCCTGTTCAGAAAATCCTCACCGACATCAACGCCTCATTCAAAAGGAACAAGCTCGGGACGGCGCAGCAGGCCGAATACCTGAAAGTGATCTTCGGTGAAGAGGCGATGAAAGGCGCGGTGAAGCTGGTGGAGGCCGCAGGCAACGGCAGGCTGACCGAAAAGAAAACCGCGTTGGAAAACTCACGGGGTTCGGCGGCGTCGGTCGCGAAAGTGCAGACTGATAACCTCGACGGTGACTTGAAAAACATGCAGTCCGCGTTTGAGGATTTGCAGATTGAGACCTTCGATAAACAGGATTCCAGCCTGCGAAAACTGACGCAATCCGCGACTGACTGGCTCGGCAACGTGGGCAAATGGGTGAAGGCCAACCCGAAGCTGACCGGCACTATCGTTAAGTCAGCGCTGGCGGTGACGAGCCTGGTTGTCGGCCTCGGCGTGCTGGGCGTGGTGGTCGGTCCGGTCGTGAAAGGTCTGGGTTATATCGGCATGGCACTGAAAGGCGTGGGCACCGCGCTGCTGTGGATGGGACGCGCCGCGATGGCAAACCCGCTGCTGGCCGTGGTCGCACTGGTCGCGATGGCGGCGATTTATATCTGGGCGAACTGGAGCACGCTGGAGCCGAAGTTTAAAAAAATGTGGGACGCGATTGCCGCCTGGACGACCGAAGCCTGGGCAACCATCACCGACTGGCTGACCGGCACCTGGAATAGCATCGTTGCCGGTGTGCAGGGATTATCGGATAAGTTCGCGGCGGTCTGGACGGGCATTAGAGACGGGGCAAAAACCGGATTTACCGCCTTTGTCGATTATCTCAAATCCTTTGGGCAGAAGATTATCGACGTGGTGAAAAGCCTGCCAGGCAAATTTAAAGAGGCGGGCAGCAACATGATCACCGCGCTGATGGACGGAATTGCCGCGAAGTGGCAGGCGCTGAAAGACAAGCTTTCCAGCATGACGGATTTTCTGCCGGACTGGATGAAATCGGACGGCGATAAAACCATTTCGGTGAGCGTCAGCAATAGCCTGCCGAAACCGGCGGAAGGACTTTCTTCCCCTGCGCAGTTTTACGGCACCGGCGGCGAAGCTTACGGCTATGCGGGCATGTTCGATAAAGGCGGCGACATTGCCGCTGGTGAAGTCGGCATTGTGGGCGAGAACGGCGCGGAGCTGGTACGCGGTCCGGTGAGCGTCACGGGGCGTCGGGATACGGCGGCGCTGATGCGTAATCAGGCTCCGGCTGCCGCCCCCACTTTCAACGTCTACGCCGCGCCCGGACAAAGTGCGAAGGACGTCGCCGCCGAGGCAATGCGTTTATTTGAAGATTACATGCGCCGCCAGCGTTCTGCGGCGCGCAGCTCAATGAATTACGGCTAAGGGGGTTTCTATGATGCTGGCTTTGGGAATGTTCGTGTTTATGCTGCAAACCCTGCCCTATCAGAGTTTGCAACGCTCGGCGGAATACCGCTGGCCGACCAATGACCGGATCGGCCTGCGCGCCGCGCCGCAGTTTCTCGGCCAAGGGGATGAAAAAATCACCCTGACCGGCACGCTGCTGCCGGAAATTACCGGCGGCAGGCTGAGCCTGGACGCGCTGCGCCTGATGGCCGACCAAGGCCGCGCCTGGTCGCTGATTGGCGGCAACGGTGCGATTTACGGGATGTTCGTGGTGGAAAGCCTCAGTGATGAACATTCAGAGTTTTTCGCTAACGGTGCCGCCCGCAAAATTGAGTTTACGCTGAGCCTCAAGCGGGTGGACGAAAGCCTGACCGCCATGTTCGGCGACATCAAAACTCAGGCGGGCGGCATTGCCAGCAACGCGCAGAAGTATGCAGGCGGGCTGCTGTCATGATGCCTACAATCGCAATGGATAACGGCGCACAGATTGCGCCGGACTATATGGTTAAACTCGCCGGTTCAGACATCACCGCTGATATCAGCAGGCGACTTATTTCGCTGTCGCTGACCGACAACCGCGGCTTTGAGGCTGACCAGCTCGACATCGAACTGAATGACGCGGACGGGCTGATGCAGATGCCCCCGCGCGGCGCGGTGCTGAGCGTCTTTCTGGGCTGGAAAGGTCATGCGCTGTTCCATAAGGGTGAGTTTACGGTGGATGAAGTGGAGCATAGGGGCGCGCCGGATACGCTGACGCTGCGCGCCCGCAGCGCCGACTATCGCGGCAGCCTGAATTCCCGCCGCGATAACTCATATCACGATACAACGCTGGAGGCGATAGCCTCCGCCGTCGCGGCGCGAAACAGTCTCCAGCCCGCCGTCGCCGAGTCGCTCAAGGGTGTGAAGGTTTCGCACATCGACCAGACGCAGGAAACCGACGCGGCTTTTATCACCCGTCTGGCCGAGCTGAACGGCGGGGTTGTCGCCATCAAGGCCGGGAAACTGATTTTTATTAAGCCAGGCTCAGCCCTCACCGCCAGTGGCAAACCGATCCCGCAAATGACGCTGACCCGCAGCGACGGCGACGGCCATACGTTCAATATTGCAGACCGCGATGCTTACACCGGCGTCTCGGCCACCTGGCTGCATACCAAAGAACCAAAGCCCAAAAGGGTAAAGGTACAGCGGAAGAAAAAAGAAAAGCACCTGCGCGCCCTACAACATCCGGCGGCTAAAAAGACCACGGCGAAAGCACAAAAAGTGCCGGAGGCGAAAGAAGGTGAATATTTGGCGGGCAGTGATGAAAACGTGTTTGCGCTAACGACGGTCTACGCCACGCAGAAGGCCGCCATGCGGGCAGCACAGGCCAAATGGGACAAGCTACAGCGTGGCGTCGCACAGTTCTCTATCTCACTGGCTCGCGGACGTGCCGACCTGTTCCCCGAAACCCCACTGGCGGTGTCAGGCTTTAAAGCAGTGATCGACGCACAGCCATGGATAATCAGCAAGGTCACGCACAGCCTGAACAATGGCGGATATACGACCGGGTTGGAACTGGAGGTGTTGTTGTCAGATGTAAGTTATGAGGCATCGGAAAGTGGCGAGGCGTATTAGCGCCTCGTTCTTTTGTCAAGATTTTGGTGTAAACACCCACTCACCCGGTGAAGAGTATTCGGTACCATCATCATCCATAACTTTCGCATTTAGAACTTTAGCGACTTGAAGCATTTTCAAATACAAGGCTGTATCAGGCCATTTCGTTGAGATATTGCCATTACACCACTCAAGCCATGATTCTGGATAAGCGCTTTCACCAGACCATAATGCAAAGAACTCACCACTTGGCTCATAAATGGAAAACTCAGGATCGGTATTAACAACATTCAACCATTCTTCGCTGGAAATCTGACTATCTTCATTATCAGCCCAGAACTCAGCACGTGTGATATGAAATTCGACGCCCACTGCAACCTCTTTGTTTAATGTAAAACACTGTAATAGCGAGTGTATGATTTTCGAAATAACATACAATGATTGAATCTGATTTAAATGATTATATGGTGATTATTATGATGCATTGCCCCAAATGCCAGCACGCAGCTCACGCCCGTTCAAGCCGTTACCTCAGCACTAATACCAAAGAGCGTTATCACCAGTGTCAGAATATCAATTGCAGCTGCACGTTCAAAACTCATGAAACGATCGCTGATATTATTGTCGAGCCAGGAACCGTTCATGCCGTGCTGCTGCATCCGGATAAACATAGCCAGCAGTCGTTGCAAATGCACTGAGACGAAGCCCGCGAAAGCGGGTTTTTACTTTTATAGATTCAGTGAATTAATCCCTTTCCATGTATACGACTGACTAAATCAAACATTTACACTGTTTTTATATACAGTAAAATTCGCATTCTCAAAAGGAGGATGTGATGAGTGTAAGAAAGCTGTCTAACGGTAAATGGTTATGTGAGTGCTACCCGAACGGGAGTGGAGGTAAGCGATGCCGCAGGCAGTTTGATACCAAAGGTGAAGCCGTTGCCTTTGAAACTTACACCATGGATCAAGCAAAGAACAAACCGTGGCTGGGTGAGAAGGAAGACCGGCGGAAGCTGAGCGAACTGGTCGATCTCTGGTACAGCCTGCACGGCTGCTCTCTGAATGATAAAAAGGGACGGCTGGGCAAACTGAAGATTATCAGCGCGGGAATGGGTGACCCGATAGCCAGTACCATCACGCCGAGAGACTGGGCGCATTATCGAGATCAGCGGCTGCGCGGTGAGATTGATAATGGCTACAGTACCAGTCTGGCGACCCGTAAGGTTTCGACCGGCACGGTGAACTGTGAGCACGCTTTCCTGCGGGCGGTGTTCAACGAGCTGAAACGCCTGGGGGAATGGTCGCTGCCAAACCCTCTCGAGAATATCCGCGAGTTTGATCAGCCGGAACGCGAAATGGCATGGCTGAACCAGGAACAAATTTTGCGGCTCATGGCTGCCTGTGAAGAGCATGGGAATGATGAATTAACGCTGATCGTTAAACTCTGTCTTTCGACCGGCGCACGCTGGAACGAGGCAGCCAAAATCAAAAGCTCGCAGATCTCCCCTTACAAACTCACTTTCATCAATACCAAAGGTAAAAAGAACCGTACCGTTCCCCTCGCCCGCCCGCTGTATGACGAGCTGATCGCTCGAAAAGGTGTGCCCTTAGCGCCCTGCTATAAGCAGTTCTATCGGGTGATCAGGCTGGCGGGAATCGAATTGCCGGAAGGTCAGATGACGCACGTTCTAAGGCACACGTTTGCCAGTCACTTCATGATGGCCGGCGGCAACATCATCGTGTTACAGCGCATCCTCGGGCACTCCGATATCCGCGTCACGATGCGTTACGCACACTTCGCTCCCGATCACCTGGAAGACGCAATTTACATGAATCCGCTGGCTCAAATCAGTGGCGATAAAATGGCGATGGGGAATCCAAATGAGTAACATTGAGGGTAAGTAGAATTGAGGTAAGTGCTTGTTTTAAATGTAAGTTATTGATTTTAAAAATCAACAAAAAAAAGACCGAATACGATTCCTATATTCGGTCTAGGGAAATGGCTCTTGGGAGAGAGCCGTGCGCTAAAAGTTGGCATTAATGCAGGCTGCTAAGCCGTACAATGTAAAGGATAGCCGACAGCTGACTATTTTCCACTCAACTCGTAACATAGTGATAATAACAATGCTGTATTATTTTCATTATGTGACAACATTCGCAAAGCATGAGTTTAACAACAGTCACTTATTAGCCGCACAGCAACTCAGCAGAGTGATTCCGCTTTGGTGATAAATGGCGCGAGGCTCATTTTTTGTCCCGGATTCTGCGGGTCATCAAGCCAGATTTTTTCAAGCGGAACCGCCTGAACCTGACGATTTTTCACCTGTTCTTTCGCCACATCGTTCAATGGATATTGCGCCAGTGTGCTGTCGTTAATCACATATAACGCATGGCCGGGACGGCACTGCAGCATCACCTCTTCCCGGGTGAAAGCCCATGCCTTGCCGTATTGTAAACGGCTGACGGTTTCCAGTTGTGGCGCGGCCAGACTGCTGGCGGACAAGGTCAGCAATACGCAGGCAAGCAGTGATTTCCTCAT